ACAGAAACAGTCAAAGACATAGGCGCATTAAGTAGATTCCTGCGTGTTAAGTCATTAACTGAAAGTGAAAAAACTATTGATTTAGTAGAGAACTGCAAAACGCATTATAAAAAGCTACGCGAGAATTTAAAAGAAATAAGCAAAGTACGTGGGTACAATACATACAAAGAGTCATGGTCTCCGGCAGACATAAACGAAGACGATGCACTAATTGAAGACATACGTAGTTTGTTAATTCCAGAAGGAACTGACGCAAGGGTAGACGAAGCAATACCTACTTTGGTTAGAGTGTTGGCAAGTAGTATGCCAACCCAAGAAAACAATCCATCAATAGGAGATAGCAACGATATGAGAGAGTTAAAGGCGTTTGAAAACTGGGCACAAAATATTAGCGAAGGCACGTGGGCTATACCAGATGGAGAAGATGCAGTAGAAGAGTTAAGAATAATGTTAGCTAATGAGTTGCCTGTTGGTGTAGATGCTCTTAATGCTACAGAAGCTTTGTATAATGTTATTGGTGACGATAACCTATTTGACAACTTAGATGAATTAGCACAAACAGATCCTCAAGCAGATGCTCGTCCTTTGATTGTTGGCTGGCTTAAAGAATTTGCTTATAGCTACAACGGAATGAATAATATCTTGCAAGATTTAGGGATCGATGCGTAAATTAACTGAGGATGAAGTACAGTTAATACTAGACGGTGCTATTCTCAAAAGACTTAGGAAGCCAGAGACGTTAGCGTGGACTAAAGGATTAAGTAAAGCAGTACTACCACAGAAAGTAGTTGATTACTTTAGTCAGAAATTACACGACGGACAATACAGGATGGCAATGAAAATCTATGCTGATCTAATGCGTGAAAATAGACATGCTCCTCCACAGTTTTCACACAGCCCAGAACATACAAAACCAATGACACACAAACAGCGTGTTTATACTGCGGCAAGAATTGCAGGCGTACAACCTAAAGAGTTTGCTAAATTGTTTAATCAAATAATAGACGATTACGAAGAACAGTTCTCAGGTGAAGCAGAACTAAACAAAATCAAAGGCTTAGCCGGAATATAACTAATGGTTAAACACGTTTTAATTTTCTAGTCCCTGCTACAAAAAACATATATAATATTCATATGCGTATAAATAAGGCGCAATGCTTTTTATAAGTATGCATATTTTAGACACTCGCGAAGGGTGTTTGACTTTAGGATAATATATAGGAGAAATACAAATGGCTAGTTTAGCAGATATCAGAGCCCGTTTAGCGGCACAAGACAACAGATCATCTAATCAAGGTGATGGATTAACATACACACACTGGAATATAGACGACGGCACACAAGCAGTTGTGAGATTCTTACCTGATGCAAATTCAGATAACCCGTTCTTTTGGGTAGAAAGACAGGTAATTAAATTACCGTTCCCTGGTGTTAAAGGTGGTGATTCAAAAGAAGTAATAGTACAAGTTCCGTGTGTAGAAATGTACGGTCCTAGCGAATCGTGTCCGATTTTAGCAGAAGTAAGACCTTGGTTTAAAGATAAGTCTTTAGAAGATATGGGACGTAAGTATTGGAAGAAGCGTACTGCAATGTTTCAAGGGTTTGTACACGCTGATCCAACAAATGAAGAAAATGCTCCAGAGAACCCAATTAGGAAGTTTATGATTAGCCCTTCGATATTTAATATCATTAAGGCAAGTCTTATGGATCCTGAAATGGAAGATTTACCAACAGACTACGATAACGGTTTAGATTTTAGGATTGCTAAAACAACTAAAGGACAGTATGCGAATTACGATACTAGTACTTGGTCAAGAAAAGAATCAGCATTAACCGAAAAAGAGTTAGCGGCAATTGAGCAGTATGGGTTAAATGACTTAGCTGATTGGTTACCTAAAAAGCCTAACGATATTGAGCTTAAAGTAATTTTTGAAATGTTTGAAGCAAGTGTCGACGGTCAGTTGTACGATCTAGAGAAATGGGGTCAGTACTATAAACCGTACGGGTTAGAATATAAGAAACCTGCTAATGAAGTTACACCAATAGCAGATGTATCTGGCGTAGGTGATTCACCTTTCCAAGATACAGTATCGGAAGTTAAGGAAGAAGCTAAAGAACAAACAGTAGAAGCACCAGCATCAACTAGTTCTAAGGCAGAAGACATCTTAGCGCAAATTAGAGCAAGACAAACGTCGTAATCTAATACATTATGAGTAATCTCGACTTCTTGATTGTCAGGTTTACTCATGGTGCCGCCGGGAAGTTTTTAAGTACCGTATTACAGACTAGTGAGTTAGTTGATCATTGGTCTGCAATAATACAACAAGAAAAGAAAACTTCTTCTAATGTAGATTTACTAACACTAGAATACATTAGAAGAAGTTTTCCGAAGAACTTAAAGTACCATCTAATGAATGAACCAATGGCCCCGTACAATAGTGATCTGTATAGTTGCGGCTTCGAACGAGGAAATGATGTTAGTTTGAAAGATCTAATAGAACATGCTACACGTGTGAATGATAATCGGTTACTATCCTTGTTGGGTACTAATATTAGGTGTAATCTAATATTTCATAAACCTAATGTGCCGGAGTTCTGTAAAAGAGCAGATGTAGTTACAATACTTGTTGAAACTAAACAAGAGCAAGAGTGGCTAAAAAAGACGCTTTGGAATAAGCACTTTGTTGAAACAAACCGAGAGATTAGGTATATTCCAAACGATCCTAAGTTGTGTAACTTTAAGAGTTTGCCAACAATACTAAAGTTTCAGAACGAATATAAATTCGACTTAGTACAAAAAGACGAAGTCTATGAGAAGTATGTAGTTAACGATCATACTAACAAGCAGTACTTTGATCGTAACAACTTTACTGAGCCTAATAACCATTTTATTAATTTACGTGACTTCTTTAGTAAGATAGATTTTCTCAACAGTGTGCAACGAATATTTCAGTATTTTAACTTAGGTAACGTTAATATAGAATTAGTATCAACTATGTACGATATTTGGTGGTCGAGACAATATGATTATTAGTTACTTGAGCGACGTAGAAGGTAGAGAATTACCAAATTCTCTTACCCTTATAGATCATATGGGAGGGTTTACCCAGGATTTGCAAAACGGGGTTTTAGAATATTTAAACGGCTTAGACAGAAATTTTCTAGTAAGTTATCATCAAGTTCTTACTAGTGATGTGACTTCTAACGTTCCTTTGCTAGATTTTCGTTTTTCTAGTAAGTTACAAGATAAGCTAAACCTTAACCATTTCCACGGTTATACTGTACACCCGGATATCAATTTTAAGAATTTTCTTTGTAGTTTTAATGGAACTACTCACGTTAGCAGACAACTGTTAACGTCGATGCTTCGTCGGTTTGGCCTTTTTAATACGTTGTATTCTAGTAAGAATTTTGCATACGGAGAAGATCAAGTTAACGGGCAATTGTCAAACTTAGATCTATCTCAAGATCAGCAAACGCTTTACAGTAAGTTTCTTACAACCGATGATAAGTTTTTAAATGAGGTTTATTCTTTCGGACATGATAGTTATAACCATTCTAGAAATATATACAATTTAGAGTCGAAGTTAGTTGAAAGTTTTGTACATATAGTTAGTGAAACTAAGGCTACTAGTTATTATCCCTTTATAACTGAGAAATTCTTATACAGCATAGTAACACGTGGTTTATTTTTAACTTATGGTCAACCAAAGTGGCACAAACATGTTGAACAGTATTACGGATTTAAAAAGTATGACAAAATATTTGATTATCGGTTTGATAACCTACAGAATCCAGTAGAACGGCTAGTAGAATTAATAACAATGGTTTCTAAGTTTTCGATGTTATCGGCTAGCGAATGGCATGATTTGTATTTGTTAGAAGTAGACACAATAGAATATAACTACGATCATTACTTTAGTAAGAGCTATTTAGAACAATTAAAAAAATATGAAAACTGATAATTGTATTATTATGCATTTTCCTGCGTATGCTGGAGGCAAGTTTATAGGGAATTGTTTGTCGTTAAGCAAATATTGCACATTACCTGATAAGAATTCTGTCAAGCATTTATTAAATGCACCTGATGATTACATCTATCGCTTGCAAAGATTAATAGGTACGTTGCCAGACCAAACTAGCGACATGAAGAGATGGGTAGGTACCTTTGAGTTCGGAGATAGTAGTATGTACGGTCCTGCATTTCTAGAATGGATAGAGGGAAAAAACAGTAAGTTAAATGTTGAAACAGCAATGCTGGTTGATAGCAAGGCTAAGTTTTTTATGACAGCACATTCATTACCTAGCGTTGTTAATATGCTAATGGTTTGGAAAGACGCAACAGTTATATCTTTGATTAACTATAGAGAATTTCAACGTATAGCATACAAAAAAAAAGGAACAAGAGATATTGACAACGCAAATGAATGCATTGAAAAGTATAGTATACTTAAAGGTAGTAGTTGGCCTAGTTGGGAAGAGTTTGAACAAACAGGTTATAACGTTAAAATGTTGAATAAGAAATATCCAGATCGTATACTAATCGAAATAGAAGAATACTACCCTAGCGTTTCAGAGATGGTGTTTGACATGGATTCGTGTATATTCGAAAGAGATAGGTTTTTAAATAGTATAAAACAGTTGTATCGAGATTTAGGATTTAACGACTTTAATGAGAAATTAGTTAGTACTTATTGGAATAGGTATATAGCATTACATAGATAATAGGAGTAAATTATGGCAAAACCATTTGATGTGAGCAAGTTTCGCAAATCAATAACAAAATCAATAGATGGATTATCTGTTGGTTTTCATGACCCAACAGATTGGGTTTCAACAGGCAACTACGCACTTAACTATCTAGTGTCGGGAGACTTTAAGAAAGGAATACCGTTAGGTAAAGTAACAGTATTCGCAGGAGAGTCCGGAGCAGGTAAGTCGTATTTTGCGGCAGGTAATTTAGTAAGACATGCACAAGAACAAGGCATTTTTGTTGTGCTAATTGATTCAGAGAATGCGTTAGATGAGAAGTGGCTAGAAGCATTGGGTGTTGATACTAGCCCTGAGAAACTAATAAAACTTAGCATGTGTATGGTTGATGATGTTGCTAAAACAATTAGTACGTTTATGAATGATTATAAATTAATACCAGAAGAAGAACGTCCTAAAGTGCTATTTGTAATAGATTCGTTGGGTATGTTATTAACACCTACAGATGTTAAGCAATTTGAAGCAGGTGATATGAAAGGTGACTTAGGTCGTAAACCAAAAGCGTTAACATCTTTAGTACGTAACACAGTAAACATGATCGGTACGTACAATGTAGGTATAGTAGCAACAAATCATACATACGCATCACAAGATATGTTTGATCCGGATGATAAAATATCAGGTGGACAAGGCTTTATTTACGCATCGTCTATAGTAGTAGCGATGCGTAAACTGAAACTAAAAGAAGATGCAGATGGTAATAAAGTAACTGATGTACGTGGTATTAGAGCCGCATGTAAAGTAATGAAGACACGTTACTCTAAGCCATTTGAAGCAGTACAAGTTAAGATACCATACGAAACAGGTATGAATCCTTATAGTGGACTAGTTGACTTAGCAGAGAAGAAGGGGTTATTAACTAAACAAGGTAACCGCTTAAAGTATCTTCCTAAAGGAAAAGAAGAAGGAGAAGAAATTCTTATGTTTCGTAAGGCCTGGGAAAAGAATACTGACGGTGCATTAGACACGTTAATGAACGACATAAGTACAGAAGATGAAGTTGTTGAATTAGTAGAAACATTAGATATTAGCGAAGTAGAAGCCGAAGCAATCGAGCAACTCGATGCTGAAATGGATGAAGGATAACTTAGCCGTTTATTATTCAGGTGCGAGTGGCGGTTGTTTCTTCGCGCTAACACTTGCATTAGCAACACAAGACACACATAGTATATCATCAACAAAAACTGTACAGGAAATAATACGTGATAATTGGAAAATAGATGATTATGTTAATTGGGACGATCATCAAGTTGCATATGACTACAGTTATGCTCCATGGAACCGAGACTGCACAGGGTTAAGTGCTGAGAGATGTAAAGAACTGTCGTTTAAAGTGTTTACTGTAAAGAACCATAAGAAGAGGATAAACAATAAATTAGCAATAATCAAATACGATGATTTTAAAGAAATAGTAGATGAAGATGCAGTATCCATAATGGTTTATACTGATGTAGATACACAGTTTGCGTTAATGGAGTTAAAACAACGCGGAGTATTTTGTGAGAAAACCAGCTCGTTCAGGTACGCAATGAAATGGATAAAAGAAGCTGGATTTTCTGAACCTGCAGAAAACGACTGGCATGATATATTTAAGTCATCGTGCTCTGAGATATATAATGGTATTAAGATCTTTAGTAATAATATTAAGCATGTAGTACTTGACGGTATTGATCATGAATTCTTATTACAAGATGTAGTAAATACAAAATTTAAATGTGTAACCGATGCATTGGGAATAGAGTACACTAAAGAGGTTGCAGACCATGTTGATTTTTGGGTGGCGTTGCATCCGAAGAATATACAACAAATGCTAATCAAAGGAGAGTAGGATGAGTATAGATATAAACTTAGATGTGTGGGAAGCTATGCAAGAGCATATAGTCGATATTAAGAGTGCCGCTGATGATTTTGTAGCGGTTTTAATAGAAAACGGTATAGAAGCTCAAAAGATCGCAGATGTAACAACTAATGAAGACGTTCGAAAAGCATTGTTAGACTATGATGTTGAAGTCGAAATCGAAGAAGATGATGAGTTTGAATATTTCGAAGAAGATGACTAATGTGGTACACTAAAGTAACCCAAAATCTTAACAACATACCGTCGTTTATTAGTTTCTACGAGAAAGAACTATTAACCGCTAAAAAAGAAGTTGCGATACATGGGCATGTTGAAACAAATATTAAAGAGTTGCCAGGAGTTACAGAACATCGTTTTTATCAGTTGCAAGAAATAGAAGCAGTGTTAGAATTCCTCAATATAGAATTAAGACGTATAAGACGCAAGCATTTCAAAAAGTATTTAGAAGCATACGCCAAAGCACTAAGTAGCCGAGATGCTGAGAAGTATGCAGATGGTGAAGATGAAGTGATTGATTTTGAGTTACTAATCAACGAAGTTGCTTTGTTGCGTAATAAGTGGTTAAGCATCATGAAAGGACTCGACACTAAACAGTGGCAGTTAGGACATATTGTTAAACTTAGAACTGCAGGTATGGAAGACGTAGTAGTTTGATAAACGTATCATGCTTTAGGAAGTTAAACAATACAATTATCTATAATTACTGGAATAATGATTTTAAAATCATTCGAGATGGTAACTTTGCTCAACTCTTTGTTACTCAAGCAGAACACGAAAGCATAGACATTAATAATTCTGTCGTTGTATTCGATTGTTGCAATGAAGGTATCGGTCCTAACGAAGTTAAACTAGCAATCGATAGTTTGTCTAGTGCAGGTATTAAGATCGATATACGTGTTCTTTTTAATGTATTAGTTACTAAAGAATTGCCGTACACTTATATGTGTTTTCCTGGACACTTTGTAGCACATTGTAATTTTGTTAATCACGTAAAGCAATTAGATACAAATTGGCAAGACTTGACCATTACAAGGTACTTTATTGTTTTGATGCGTAGAGCATCAGTAGGAAGAGCACAATTAGCAAAGCAATTGCTCGATAACTTTAATCATACTAACTTCCTGTTAAGTTGCGGAAGTGAACCGAATGAGTGGGCTCCTAATTTACCTAGCCTAGTGAAAGCAATATCGCCATATAAATTGCCGATATTACTTGACGGTGTTACTGGTGATCATAAAGACCAACACTACCATACACATACAGATTTTTTTGCGTGTTTCTTTAATCTAGTTGTTGAATCAAGCTCACAAACAGATGAAGAGTCGTGGAACGAGATCTTCATTACAGAGAAATCGTTAAAACCTTTTGCTTATAGACAGGTACCAGTATGGTTTGCTGTACCAGGTACAGTTCAAGCAGTAAGAGATCTAGGGTTTGATGTGTATGATGACATAATAGATCATAGCTATGATACAGAACAAGATCCTTTTTTAAGGATGGAAAAGGTAATAACAGTGTTGCAAGACTTTATTAACATATATGACCTTAAAGGAATGCAAGAATGGCGACGAGGGTTGTGGGCTAGAATAAATAAAAATGTCGACTTGTTATATAATTTAGCCGATAAGCATCACCTAACAAAGCATAATATTATGGCAGAATTAACAAAATGAGTTTTAGCTCAGCACAAGAAAGTCATCAACATAGTTTAGAAACATTAGAATTGTTCTACTCTCATCCTGATTTTATGGAAAGTGTTGATAGTGTTTGCGACATCGGATGCGGGAAAGAAGCATTTGATTTAGAGTGGTGGGCAACACAGGAAGTCGACGACGATGATGTAATTTCTCCGCTGAATATTAAGTGTACAGGAATCGATATACACAATATGATATTAGTCAATCATGATAATATTACATATAAACAACATGACTTTGAAACACTATTAGATCAGGAGTTTGATGTTCTGTGGTGCCATGATAGCTTTCAGTATGCCCTAAGCCCAATGCTAGCACTAAGTAATTATTACCACATGCTTACTGACGGAGGTATGTTAGCATTAATTGTACCGAGTACAACTAATCTAGAATACAATAAGTTGGCATTTTCTCAACCTAACTTCCATTATTACAATCACACATTAGACGGATTAATTCATATGTTAAGTATAAGTGGATTTGACTGTGAATCAGGTTTTTTTCAGCAACAGCTTAACGACAAATGGATTAAACTAATTGTATATAAGAGTGATGTCGAACCAATGGATCCAAAAACTACCACGTGGTACGATTTAGTAGAAACTGGATTACTTCCAGTATCCGGAGTTGAAAGTATTAATAAATATGGTTATATGAAACGCGAAGATTTAGTTCTTACGTGGTTAGATTATAGCAATATTTGGTACGGACAATAATATATGAATGTAGCACTAGTTACTGGAGGATTCGACCCGATACACAGCGGTCATCTTGCTTACTTTAAAGAAGCACACAAAATCGGCAGACTCGTAGTCGGTGTTAACAGCGATGAATGGTTAGCACGAAAGAAAGGCCGTGCGTTTATGCCTTTGACAGAACGTGTTGAAATATTACGTAATATCAGAGGTGTAAGTGATGTAATAGTATTCGACGATGACGACGATACTGCTTGTGATGCTATTGCAATAACAGCACGTATGTACTATGATGCAACTATACATTTTATTAATGGCGGCGATAGAACAAAAGAAAATATTCCAGAAATGAGTTGTAAACGTCTCCGCACATGGACAAATGTTGAGTACCATTTTGGTGTCGGAGGACACGATAAAAAGAATTCATCGTCATGGATACTAGAAGAATGGAAATCACCTAAAACAGAGCGTACTTGGGGTTATTATCGTGTAATACACGAAACAGATACTCATAAAGTAAAAGAGCTAACAGTAGATCCCGGTAAAAGTCTAAGCTTACAAAGACATCAACATAGGAGTGAGTTTTGGTTTGTGTCAGAAGGAATAGCAACTGTTGAACAAAGTAGCCAGGATGGTATCTCAGACGACCTAATTAAGAAAGATTTAAACGTGTACGACTCGACTAGTATATTAATAGATAATTGGCATAGGCTTAGTAATAACACACTTCAGCCAGTTAGAATTATTGAAATACAGTACGGTGATCAATGTGTTGAGGAAGATATAGAACGAAAAGATTGTGACTA